GATCCACCGCTGCGCCAGCAACTGCCCGCCTGTTGGCTGCTGGATGGCGGGGACCGCCTCCAACGCAGGCGGCGGCTGCACGACAGGCTGCGGCGCGGGCTTCGGGTCTTGGATGTCGGACGCGAGCGTGTCGGGAACTTCCATGCTGATTCAGATTACCGCGACTTGCGTTGGGCCTGGAGTTGTTCTGCAAGCCTTTTGGCTCCAGCGGTCTGGTTGACCTGATGCTGTTTCTTCAGCACCTCAATCGTCTTCTCGTTAGCGAGCTTGTTGATGAGCCTTTGAACAGCGCGAGATTCTTCCTTGGCGGCCAGTTCTTCCTCGAACTGTTGGCGCGGTATCGAAGGAAGCATCATGCCCGGCATGAACGACGGGCCAGCCGGAGTTGAAGCCGCAAGAATCGCTTGCTCCATGAGCTTGCGCGCCTCGGCTTCTGCGCCAGGATTCGACCAGTCAACCGATCCGAACACGTTGGTTTCCTTGGCGATGGCCATGAACTCTTCGATGTTGTTCATGGCATCCTCAGCCTTGACCCTCTCGCCGGGCGGCAAATAGCTCCTCACCCACGAAGGGAGGTCGATCCGAGTCTGATCCAGCCCGCCGCGCACCTGATTCATGCCGATGCGCCGCTTCATGGCCTCCTGCTCGTTGAGCTTCTTGGTCTGGTCGCCGCGAGCGATCTCGGCTTGCAGGTAGGTGCGGATCAGCGGATCAAGGCCCTCGGGCGGCTTGGTGATGTCGTTCCAGCTACCATCGGAGGATTGAGCGCGCTGAAGCACTTCCTCCAGCATGGTTGCCTTCGCAAGCAACTCAGGGTCATTCTGCGTCTTCAGCGCAGCGATGGCGTCCGCAACGTCTTGCTTCGCCTGCGCCCGAAGCTCTGGCTTGTTGTACCAGTCGCCAAGCGTCACGCGAACCGTGTTGCCTTGACCATCACTCTCTTGGAACGTGATCCGCTGCTTGTCGGCATCGGACATGTTCGGCCACGAGATTTGTAGCTGGATCGGGTCGATCTGCTGCTCGCCAAGCGACGGCGCGAACGTGACCTTGGCCTTGGCGGATGCAGCGTAGTCCGTCACCCACTTGCGCTGCGCATCGCGGTCATCGCCGGAGACGCCAGCCGCGTTCATCTTGGCTTCCAACTCGATCTGCGTGTTCAGCCACCGCTGACCGGCGGCGCGCTGCTCGTCGTTGGCTTTTTCAGCAAACCACGCACGGTCGTACGGCTGACCAAACACCTTCTCGACCAGCGATTGGTTGAAGTCCTGATCCGAGGTCAGCTTGACCAGATCCACACGCTTCCTGCCGCTCGGGCCGACCTGCAAGTTGTTGGCCTTGACGTACAGGTTCTCCAGCCGATCCAAACTGCCGTTGCTGAGTGTCTTGCCTGCTTGGGCGCGAAGAGCACTCCACTGAACTCCGACGATCTGCTGCGGGTTCGCTTCGATGCCGCTCAACCAATCCAAGCCGTCCTGCGTGTCGATGCGGCCCTTCGCCGCATGGAACTCCTGCGCGTCGCGGAGCATGTTCTCCGTGTTCAGGCTGTCCACCAGCAGCGGGTTGCTCGACAGCCACGAGGTCCAGTCCTCGCCACTCTGGATCGCACCCGACAGGGACCGCTCGTACTCGTCTCGCAAGCGGTTTCGCGTGTCGTCCTTCGCCGCCTTGTCGAGGCTGTAGGCCGCCTGCAACTTCTGCGCGGTGGCGTTGTAGGTCACGCCGTCGATGTCGCCGATCTGGCGAAGTTGATCCAGCATCTGCATCTGGTTGCCAAGGCCCTCGCTGTACCCGCGAAGCTCCCGCGACAGCATGAACGCATCGTCGTCCACATCCATCGTCCGCAGTTGCTGCTCAACCTTGGCGCGGTTGTCTGGGCTGACGCTCTGGCCGTTTTGCTTCCAGTACTCACGCGCCATCTGCCGCGACTGCGGATCTTGGTTCTCCACCATCGAGAGCATGGCCGTGACATGCAGGTTGTCCTCCGCCGAGTCGCGCATCAGGCGGAACTGCTCGCTGTCCTCGGGGATGCCTTGAGCGCGAGCAAGCACCTGCACTTGCCGCATGGTGTCCTTGTAGATCGGGTTGTCGCTGACGGCACCCTGCGGGATCGTCCCAGCAGCCGTGTACTGCTGCGCGAAGTCCTTGAAGTTCGCCTTCAGCGCAGCCGAAGCTTCGCCCACCTCGTAGGCAGTCGCCTGCCCTTGGTAGTGGTCGTCAACGTAGGTCGTGAACTGCGATGAGCGGAATGTGGCTCGCTCCGAGAACAACTCGCGCTGCCACTGGTTGTCCAAGCCATCCGACAGTTCCTTGCGCTTCTGCTCCAGATCCTGCAAGAACTTGTCACGCGACTGCACGGCGTCCTTGCCGCGCATGTTGCGGTACTGGCTCAACGCAGCCCGCGTGAACTCGCTGAACTCCGTGTCGGCGGAGCGCGCCTTGGAGTCGTTGATCCGGTCAGCCAGCCGCATGACGCCCGCGCCAGCCTGCTCGACGCCTTGGCCTAGCTGCTGAAGCTGCTGCCCCATGAAGTTTTGGGCAGGCGAAACCTGCGTGGCCTGGAACTGCGGCATGGCCCCGGCTTGGAGGCCAACGGAGGGAGTCGGTACGCGAGGCATTTCAGGAGTTCCGGCGGTTCATGGTCTGGTACTGACCGTAGATGGTGGCGGCTTGGCCTGCGGTGCCCAGCAACTGCGCCCCAGCCCCGATTGCAGGCTGGATCGTGCGGCGGGTGGCTCGGAGGTTGCCCGCCTGCGCTCGGCCCATGAGGCCCTGCTGGCGTTCGTTCACGGCCTGCCGGCGGAGAGCCTGCGACTGCCGCAGGGCGTTGGAGTCGATGGCAGCGAGGTCCAGTTGCTTGGTCAACTCTTGGCTCGCCAAGACCTCCGCCGCCGTGCCGTCACCAGCAACCAGCCCGCGAGCAGCCTGCGACGCAGCCATGGCGGCCTTCTCCTGCCCCGCACGCATGGCGTACAGCCCCGCCTCCTTCTGGCCTGCCTTGATCGCGTACTGCGCGTCAGACTCGGCTTGGCGGGCGTTGATGTCCGCGATTCGCGCCGCGAACTCCGCCGCGCTCGCCTGCGACTTCAACTGCATGCGCTGGCTTTCGGCTTGGTAGTAGGCACCGATCGCGCTCATCACGCCGCCGGTCACCATGCCAACGGCTCCAAGCGTCGTCAGATCCGCGCCACCAGACGGAGCAGCCGTCGTAGACGCAGAAGCAGGCGTCCCTTGGTTAGGGAACACATAGCCCGAGGCATACGGCCCCGGTTGCGACTGCGGCGCAAAAACCGCGCCCGACGAGCCGCCGGACAAGTTGACGTAGTTCGTAGTGGCTGGCATGGCTAGCTACCTACAGCGACCTCCATGACGATGCCGTTGATGGTCAGGCCAGAAGGATGCGATTGCCGCACCACAATCGACCCGTCTTGGCTCCACGACGGAAGCAGCGTGACCTGTCGCTCCAGCGAGGTCGCCGTCGCCGGCAACACCGACTCCTCGACCAGATCGAACTCGCTAGGACCGATCTGAAAGTTGGCGTCGCTGGCATCTACGCGCAGCCACGCCTTGTTGACGTTCTTGGTGCGGCCCTGGCCCATGCCGTCGATCTGCATGGCGATCGGAAGCGTCTCCAGATCGGACTCGTACGGGATGCCGGCCTTGACCGCCGTCGCATGGGCAGGCAACGTGAACTCGCCGGTCCCGTCAACGACGATGCCGGAGTAGGTCGTTCGATCAGCAACAACGTCGATCGTCTTGGCAGCCAAGTTGGTTGCGCCGGAGAACGTCGATCGCGCCCATGCCCACGTTGCGATGGCCGTGTTCCGCATGGCGACCGGCAACTCGACAACAAGCTGCGCCCGAGCCTGCGCGCTGCTGATGCGCTGGACGACCAACAGGCGGTAGGCGACGCCACCCGATCGAAGCTCCAAGTAGTCGCCTACATCCGTCGGAAGGAACACCGAGCCGCTAAGGGAATCGGTCACGGTGACGAACGAACCAGCCTGCCAACCGCCGTTTTCAAACTCGGTCACGGTCAGCGATCGACCGCCCGTATGCGTGCCATCGAACGACACGCTGCTGTCGAGGTAGTTGTCCGCATCGCCGGTCGCCCGAACGTCGGTTAGCCGCTCGATGTAGCGCGCCGACGCTCCGTTGGTAGTACGCAAAACAGCGCAGTAAAGGCTGTCAACGTTGCCCTCACGAATGCAGGCTACCGACTCAACCACGCCATCGGTGTCGTGCTGGTGCCATGCGACAACCTCTTCCTCTGGAATGTAGGTCATGCCAAGCAGCTTCCCCGAGGAACTGGCAAACCAGACGATCGGCAGCGGCGAACGCATGTAGGCCAAGTCCGCAATCGTGTAGTCGTCGAAGAGGTGCGCCGCCCGCAAGCTCAAGTCGGAAGTCGTGTAGCCTTGCGCGTTGAAGTTGAACCCGATCTGGCGCACATGCCCGCCCATGGCGGCGCAGAACACGGCGACGTTGTTGATGACCGCTGGGGTGACAAAGCTCGATCCGATGTAGCTTTGCGGCCGCACGGCGATGGTCGTAGGCGTAACCGCATCGCTGTTGACCGCCGTCACTCGCCATTCGCTGTTGTCGGTCAGTACAAGCAACTCGCCAGAACTGACCAAGTGCCGAATGACGTTGTTGTTGCGAGCCTTGACCGTGAACGCGATGCGGTCGGTATCCTTGATCGGAATACCGAAGCTCAGGTCTTGATCGGTGTTGCTTCGCGTCATCCAGATCTTGGATGGATCGCCAACCGTACCAGCCAAGACCTTGCGCTGCTCAAAGTACGATACCGCTCCAGGGTAGGCCAACTGCGGGTTAGAACTCGGGGCCAACGCCGTGTCCAAGATCGAAGGCGTGCGACTCAGATCAGGCGTGATGTTGTCGTCCTTGAACGTGACGTTAGATGCTGTGTCTGCTTGCCCAATCCACCCGAACAGGCCGCTGGTGCGCTTGTAGATGTTGTAGCGACGGGCACCGGGGACCTGCGTCCAAGTCAAGATGTTGTACGTTTCGCGGGCATACAGGTTGTTTTCAACGCTGATTTGTGCGCTTGGCTGGCTCTCGTTGTCGTTGTCGTCTACAGCCGTAACGACGTAGTAGTTGAGGGCTTGGCTGTCGTCTGGCCACAGTTCCGCAAAGATGTCAGGGTCAATAGTCCTTCCGCCTGATGGGTACGATGTGCCAATAGTCACCTCTAATCTCTGCCCAATGCCAAGAACGGCTTGCGCAAGATTTGTTTGGCTGTTGGCCTTGACCTCAAACACAGTGTTGGACGCATTCGACGCCGTGCTGTACACACGCGACACGGTGAAAGTGTTGCTTGCGACCTTTGCGTGCAAACCAGTAGGCGAACCAGATGGCGAACAAAAAAACTTGACCGTATCGCCAGGAACAAGCGGAACAACTTCGTCGTGAAGCGTCTTAAAAGCGCATTCGGCAGTCGTTTGGTAGCCTTGAAGCCATCTTTCGCACCGTATACGAACTGCGCCGAATGGCTGCCCAACGAGTCCGGTCGGTGCGGCAATCGGGGGAACGTAACTTGCGTAAGCCCAACTCCACTGAAGATCCGTAAGCCGCGTCAAGACAAGCGTTGGCTTATTGCGATGCGTCAACGTCAACTTGTTGTTGTCCTGTGCGTAGGTCAACTCCATCAACTGCGTGTCTGAGTAGCTGTTCGGGTGCGTGAGGCCGGACGCCGGAGACACCAGCGACCAAGTAGACACCGAGTTGTTGTTGATCGCGTAGTTGACCCAGTTGGCTGTCGCAGCACTCGACGAGAACGTCGCAGAGTTGGTGCTGTAGTAGTTGCCAAGCCCTTGGTCGAGGCGCAGCGAGCCTTGCGGGTAGTACGCTGCAATCGTAAAGCTGTTGGTCCCTGCGCTGGAATACGCATTGATCGTCGTGCCGGCGACTGACTCCTTGATCTTGAAGGTCGTGCTCGACAGCTTATCAATGTAGTACAGCGCGCTTGTGCCGATAGTTGACGTTGGCGTCACAGCAGCCGAAATCTTGAGGGCTGGAACCGCAAGAAGTGTTGATGCTGCCGGCGTCATGGTGCCGGTTTGCTGACTTCCGACCTTCAGTCTAAACTGCGATGCATCAATAACATCGATGTAGTACCAGCGAAATACCGAACCAGATTCTTGCAAGATCACGGCGTCGTTTTGTCGAAGGCCGTGATTGACGTTTGTAGTAAAAATGCCTTCGCTATCTTTATGAGTCCATGTTCCTAGGTCACGCACTTGCGCCGGACCAAGCGTCAGGGCCGTGTATACCGCGCCGACGTTTGCCGCTGTCAGCCCATAGATCGTTACCGGCGCATCGTTCGGCAGGTTGTCAAGGTTGCCCGCAGTGATGGTCCAGATGCCCGTCGAAGTGTTGACGGTGCAGGCCCGCGCAACGAAGTAGTTTTCCGCCGTCAGGGCGATCGGTGCCCCGTTGCGGTAAAACCGTACGTTGCTGGCACTGAGTTCCAACATCATGTCGGGATCGCCCTGAAAAGGGATCATCCGCGACTTGGTTGAGTTGCTGAACGCCGCGCCAACGTACTGCAACCCTGGACGCCGCTTCGCTGCCCCCTGCGGCTTGATGTACATGTTGCGGCACTTTTTCAGACCAGACTGGTGGGCTTTCTGGTCGATGCGCCCGTACATCTCCGGGCTGACTTCGCCAGCGTTGAACGCAAGTTGAATGGCACGAGTGTTCGGCATGGCTAGCGAATGCTGATCCAGCTAGGGGTGTGCGAGGGCTTGATCTCGGCCTGCGTAGTCTTGTCGTGCGACGATGCCTGCATCATGTATGCAGTAGCCATCTGAGCGCACCGCTTGGACTCGGCGGCCCCGACATCGCCCTTGATGATCGGGCCAGCCAGCATGGACGACAGGTGCCACGACAAAGCGATCGTGAACAGCGTGCTGAACAGCGTCGTGTCCACGATCTTCGCGTTGTAGCGGATGACCGCCTCCTCTTGGTTGGTGTAGAGGATGCGGTTCCCGTGGATGTCCGACTCGACTACGAACTTCTGCGGGATCAGCCTGCCGTTCACCACCCAATCGTCGGCGGCGTCGGGAGGCATCACCGCCAAGATGCCGCTGGCGTCCGCCGGCACTTCGTAGGCGTACTCCCATTCCGAGCGCGGGTTGTCCGTCTCGACAAGAGCCTTGCGCTTCAGAGCGAACGACCAGCTACCCATTTCAAGCAGGGTGTCGCGGGCCAGCGGGTAGAAGCGAGCGCACAGAGCGGCCTGCGCCGAGCCGTCCGGCGGGTCGATGCTTGTGACCTTGGCCGTCTCCCCGATGTTGGCAAGAGCCAAGTTGCAGATGTCCACCTCGCTGGTGCCCATGCGCTGCACGGCAATCCACGCTTCGTAGAACCTCTGACCCAGCGTGTTCATGCCGGCACCCGTGTAGTGGATGCCGTCGAACATGACGGGAAGGTCGCTCGTCTCAATCGCACGCGAGTAGGGGTCAGCGTCCGTCATCTTGGTGATGGCGGCGTTGACCGTATTGGCGTAGGTCCACAGCACGTTCGGGCGCACCTTGGACGCCATCCACGGGATCTTGTGCGGGCTGACGCTGGCAAGACCACGGTCCACGATGGCCTGCCGGATGACCTGACGTAGCTTGGTGCAGTTGGCGTAGTAGCGGCTGGCGCGGCTTTCCGATGTCGCGTCTTCTTCGCCCTGCGCCCAGAAGATGCCCACGCACTCGCCAGTGTCGCCCTGCAAGGCGAACGCGGTCTTGGCGGCGTCGAGGACATCCAGCAATCGCCCAAAGCAGTTGTTCGGGTCGCCCGGTGCCCAACTGGTCTGCTGGTCTGGGTCGTGCCAGCCGTAGCCCGTCGCGCCCAGAGCGGTCGTCTCCCGCTGCGCCAACCCGCTGCCGCTGAAGCCAAGCGGAATGACATGCATGGCTTCGCCAAGGTACTCATGCATCCGCAGGGCAAGGCCAACGTAGTGCCCCTGCTTCGGCTGGATGCCCAGCGACGGCCCTTGGAACGGCTGGTACATGCCTGCCACGGGCGTGTAGTGGTTCGGGTAGTTGAACCCAGGCGGGTACGGGTTGCGCTTGTCCTTCTGGTGCTGCAACGCCAAGAACCCGGTCGATGCGGTGTAAGCACTTGAACCCGTGATGGGCGTGCCGCCGTAGGTCGCGGTCAAGTTGTAGGTGCCAAGCGTCCCAGTGGGCTGCAAGAAGTACGAACGACCGTAGACGACCTCCAGCGGGGTGCTGGTGCTGATGATGTCAAACACATCGTTGGTCGCCGGAGCCGAGCCGAACGGCGCGGCAAGCTGAGCCACCGTGCCCGACGCCGTGAGGATCTGCCTGTACTGGCCAGCGAGCGCGCCGGTTCGGAACAGTACGACCTGATCTGGGCCGTAAGGGCCTCCCGCCAAGGTGGCGCAGTTGATGACGCTTGCGGTCGATCCCGCCGCGACCGTGCTGTTTGTCGAGGCCGCCCTACCGCCGCCAAAGATCGCAACCTGAGTGTTGGCAGCAAGGATGTCGGTCAGAAACGTGACGGTGATCGGCTGGCCCGCCCCAGCGCACGCGCATGTGGTCCCAGCGGGCTGCGTGCCCTCGGCCTCGCCCTCAAACGGCGACCACGGCAGCCACAAGGCGAACTTGTTGAACGGAGTGCTCTGCCCGCTGATGGTTGGCGGCTGGATCGAATAAGTGTCGCCAGCCAACGTGTTGTTCGTGAACGCAGGGCTGACCTCCAGCACGAACTTGCCAGTCGCCGCGTCGTAGTAGACATCCCCACAGGATCGCGTCTGGTTGGCGTTGCTGCCCGTGAGCGGGGTGATCGTCAGGCCCGTCAGCGACCCACGAGCTTGGTAGGCGCGCTCTGCGAACGTCTTTTGGTAGCTGTTGGCTGCCGTCAACAGGTCTTGCCCAGCCACTTGCGTCATGGTGATTGGCAGGCTGCCGACCGAACCGATGGTGACGCCTTGCAGCGTGATGCGCCGCTCCGCCGTTGGCTCGTTGGTTGTGCTCGACAAGCCGGAGATCGTGTAGGTCGTGTTGGCGGTGATGCCTGACGGAAGGCTCGCACCAGAGAACTGCACCTTGTCGCCGATCGTTACGAAGTGCCCTTCAGCCAACGTGATGTGGTCCGTCGATCCCACGGCAACGCTTGCCACCGCCGTCGTGGTCGGGCGGCGCAGGTAGAACATCGTTTCGGTGTCTTGGACGGTCAGCACGCTGTTCGTTGCAGCCGATGCCGATGTCACCTGAACGAACGTCGGGTAAGGAGTCCTACTCAGTTGAATGTTCTGCTCCAGCGGACCAGTCAACGTCACGCGAACGTAGTAGTCCACGCCAGCCAAGAAGCTGCCAGTAGACGACTCAAACCGAATGCGGTCGTTGTCCGCCAACCCAGAGTTGAGGAACACATCGGCCCCGGTCGATTGAACCGTCAGAGTGCTCGTGCCAGCATTGTATCCAGTCACGGTTGCCGAGATCGGTCTGCACTTCTTGGCGACGATGTAGTCTCCAAAGGCGTCCTCGGTAAACGATGAGACGATGCCCTGCGGGACAGCAAGCGAGAACAGTGCCAGCACTGCCGTAGACGGAATCAGCACCGATCCGCCTCGCGTTGCAGACACTTGTATGTCCGATCCAGACGATGTGACTACCCAATACGACTGCTGCGCACTCATGCCGCCGGGGATGGCTCCACTGACGCGGATGCAGTCGTTAACCGTGAACAGGTTGAATGTTAGCGTAATGGTGCCCGTCGTAGTGTTGATCCCAGTTGATGGCATCGCCAGCACCGCCCCTGGATCTGTCGCCCCACGCACCTTGACCGCTTCACCAACGCGCACAGGCTGGTTGCCGATGCGGAAGCGCGTAGGCACCTTGTTGGTCAAGTAGCCCGGCGTCGCGTAGATCTGCGCCGAAACGCCTACCGTGTAGCTGCCAGGGTCGTTGACGCCGCCTAGGACGCTACGCAGCAGCACCGTGCTCGTCGTGCCATTCGCTCCGCCAACGAAAGGATAGGTGAACTCCTCTCCAACCTCCGGCAGAGGCGACAGATCTGGGCTGACGCTCACCTCAGAGTCGCTGGAGTTCGTCACCGTGTACGAACGCCCGTCGCGCTTGCGCGTGATGGTCAGCCCCGTCGCGTCGTACTGCCACTTGCAGTTCGTGACCAGCTTTCGCACCGACGATCCAGCCTGCACCGTGCAAGTGCCAGGGTACTTCGTAAACGACGCCCCCAGCACGTTGGTCTGCGTCGGCACCGGGTCGTAGAACGTCAGCATCTTCACGGCTTGCACCGCAAGGCCCTTGGTGCTGACCGTCTGCCACGGGCTGCTCTTCGGCCCCGTGCCGTAGCGAAGCGTCTGCCGGCCTCCCGCGAACGTCACCGGCAGCGTGAACGTGTCGCTGTAGCTGCCTTCCCCAAACTGCGTCGGGGCGATCTGCGGATTCCGCAGAGCGATTTGGAGGTTCTGGTCCTCCCAAGACTGGGCATCACCGATCGCGGTGCTGTTGCTCTGCCCGACTGCCAACAAGAACTTGCGCTTCGCCATGGAACACCTCGGTCAGATAGCACAAGGCCCCGCCGTACTCGGAAGCACGGCGAGGCCCAGGAACTCAGGCAGCCGCTCCGATCAGGCGATCGAGAAGCCGCTCGGGTAGAACTGACGACCGTTCTGAACGTCCTTCACCATGACAGCGGTGGCGGAGAACGAGTAGGTCGGAGTTGCCGCAGAAGTGAACAGCGTGACGGTGACGCCGATGTATCGACGGCCCTTGTAGTCGGCAGCACCCGTCAGCGGGTTGAAAAACTGATTGCTCGGGATCGAGGCAACGAACTGCTTGTTAGCGAACGAGGCATTGGGAATGCTGCCTCCAAGCTGAACCCTGCAAATTTCGCTGACCGTCGCAAGCTGGATCGTGCCACCGCTCACGGTGTCGGCAGCGACGAGCGCAAAGCTGCCACCAGTAATCGTGCCGCTTGCAAGCGTCACGGCCGACGTGAACGTGAACACGACATGCAGCGGCTCGCCCTCCAGAGCGCGAACCTGCGTCAAGTCGATCGCGTTCTCGAAAATCAACGCCCCAGTCGAGTTGCTGGCAGCCGTGCCAGAAAACGACTGAGCGGCAAACGAAGGAGCCGTTCCGGTGAACGAAAGAAGTGCGTCGGTAATCATGTGTGTGTTTCCTTGGATTACGCCGGGACAACGGCTTCGGTGGAGGTGAGAGCATCGACCTTGCGGACAGGAATGCCCTGGAAGGTCAGCCACGACATCGGGGTGCCGAACTGCGACAGGCCCTTCTCGATGTCAAGAACGCCCTGCGTGCGGTCCATGGCCTGGATGCGCAGCGCGCTGTACAGCGTGCGGTTCATGTAGAAGCACGGCTTGATGCCGCCGAACGACGGAATGCGATCCATCGCACGGGCCATCAGCTTGATGATGTTCGTGGCAGCACCCGTGCTCTGCGCGCCGCTGCCCGAGGTGGTGAAGACGCCATCCGTGCCCGAGCCGGTGTCGATGTTCGCAATGCGAACGACGTACCGCCAGTCCTTGACCGCAAGACCCGGCTTCCACTGGAAGCGCGAGACGTACGCTTGCATGCGGTTGTCGCCCGAGAAGATCGTCTGGATGCCCAGATCTTCCTTCATCAGGCCCGCGTTGCTGCCCTTCGGGAACGGGCAGTAAACCGTACGATCCGACCAGCCGAGGAGGTAGATCGAAGCGTTGTTGCTACCGGAGCCACCACCATGCAGCACGTTCACGCTGTTGCCAACGGAAGTGGCGCGACTGTTGTAGCGGTTCGCAAGACCAAGGAACTGCTTGGGGTCCGTAGCCGGATTGCCACCGAACAGGCCCTGCACGAAGGTCTGGTTCATCGACTCGATGAACGCGGAGTCTTCCGTAAGGCGGAACTGGCTGGTGTTGCCGTTCAGCTTGGCGAGGTCAACGTCCATCTCCGAACGCGCCTCGATCATCGCGCACGCCTCGTCCACCTGAGCCGTCGTGCTCTTGCTCGACGGGATGCCCGAGTTCAGAGCGCGGTAGTAGGTCGTCGGGAGGCCGGTGCGGATGATGACTCGATCGCCGGTCGGGAGGTTGCCTTCCTTCCAAACGCAGTCCTCAAGGACTTCGTTGGTCTGACTCAGCAGTTCGGCGATGTCGCCAATGCTGCCGTCGGGGTGAACACGCTTCGACCAGTCGGCCAGCGTGAGGTTGCTGCTTCCAAGAACTGCCATGATGATTCAGGGGGTTGGTGCCTACTTCGTCGAGTAGAAGGACTCGGCGATGGTGTTGAAGTCTCGCGGGCCAGTAGGCTTCTGGCTCGCAGTGCTCTTGCCGCCCACGAAATGATCCGTCGAGATCATCTCTCCGGCCTTGCGGAACAACCGCACCATCTCGGGATGGTTGGCGAGGCCGGAATCCTTCAGCAGTTCCTTGAGGGTCGGAGAAGCAAGTGCCTCGTACGCCTTGTTGGCGAGCTTCAGGCTCTCATCGAGCTTCGCGCCGCCGAACTCGGGATCGTTCTTGGACTGCTCAAGCCATTCGGCGCGCAAGTTCGTCAGCTTGGTTTCCTCGGCCTTCTTGAGAGCCGGGGCCATCTGATCGAGCATCTTCTGCGCGCCTTCTTGGTTCAGACCCATGGACTTGGCGAGGTCCGTGTACGTTGACAGGACGTTGGCGTCGTACTCACCCTTCAGGGTGTAGTCCTGAGCCTTTGGAGCCTCGCTGTTCTGCTGCTTGCCTGCCTCGGCATCCTGCTTCGGCGCGGCTTGTGCCTCCGTCTTCGCAGGCTCCGTTGCCGGGGTCTGCGCAGGCGTAGTCGCTGCGGCTTGGCCTTGGTTGGTGGTTGGGGCGGCCCCCGTCAGCATTTCAGTCATGCTTGTCTTGCGCGGCTTCGCGCATCATCAGCGGGTAGAGGTCAGAGCAATGCACGTTGACCAAGCCCAGAATCCTGCGCGCTGCATCTCGCCTACCTTCCTCAAAGGCCATAACCCCGAAGTTGGTGTTGAAGATGGAGTGAAAGACTCCGGCCTTGGACAGCAACCGATGCACAATGCGCCGGCCCTGCTTCTTGCCCATGAGCCACTTCACGTCCTCCACTTCCGATTCGGAAGCCAGACGTTCCCGCAAAGCTCTGTCTTGCTCTGCGGCCTTCTGGCCTTCAATGTCGTGGGGGTCGTAGTCGCTCACTACGCCGACGCTATGGACGGCGGAAAAGCACCATGCACCCCGTTACAGTGCGGCGAATACGGCAGCCAGGATTCGCGTCAAAGCCTTTGTCCAGGCTTCGCGCACGATCTCCTGCACCTGAATCCGATGGGTCATGGCTCGGTTCTGCGCCTCGGCAGACAGCGACCGATAGATGCTGGTGACATCCTCGCCCCTGGCTAGGCGAATAGGCAGCATTGCCGCATCCTCTGCCATTGCAAGCAAGTTTGCCCGCAGGATCGGGTCTTGGACATCGGCCTTGAGCGACGCCAGCAGGGCGTGCAACTCGTCCTTGA